TAGTTTATGGAGTTAGTCAGACGATGAAGCGGGCATTGCGTCAGTCGAGGGGTATGTTTTAAGTAGGATCGCAGACACAAAAGCCAGCAAGATTTTCATCTTGTAGGTTCTCATGAGCTGGCGGAATCTGAATATGCCAATCAAGGCCATGAAATTAATTGTTTTTCTTCAATTCAACTTTGGCTTGTGTACCTAAACGTGTACCAATTATTGGATCTCATACCCCGGAGCAGCCCGGCAAGGATAACGAATGCCTGGCGCTTGATTCATAATAAAATGATTTTAGAGAAAAGTGTTCACACTGTTCACCTTTGGTTTTTATGTATTAATTTCAATTTGTTAGGTAGTGAGTGATTTGAGGCGGGATGTACACTAGTGTGCACTTTTGGTGATCACCTTAGCCAAGATCACAAAAAGCGACCTGAGCCATTATGCGTAATGTGAAGTTATTAGGCGCTGCTGTTGTCAATGGTCCGCTTTGTGGCAGGAGCAGTCGTTAACAACAGGAAAAAGCTGGCACGCAAAAAGTGGTTATTTTCTTTACATTGGAATAGGGTCTGTAGCTGCGATCCAGTCAGGCGGAATTTCCATTTTTCTACCATTTTTACCTGTATCTTCCATAAAAAGATTTAAGTGTTTTTTGTGCTGTTTTATTGCCCATGTCAAGCTCTGGAACTCAAATGCAACCCGTAAAAATGATTGCATTGATACCCTAAACCCTCCATCCAAAATATTTCCTGTTGCTGATATTTGAGCATACCAATGCTCGTCTTGTAAAAAAATGATATGTAGACCATTTCTCTTAAATCTTCTTTTTATGACTTGCAAGTCAAGAAGAACAAAAATGCTTAAATTTCCATTTATGAAATTATATATATGTTCAGGGTTTAGAGAAAGTTGGAAAGGTGTATAGGGATGCCAATTCATATCTCTTTTGTACTCGTTCAAATTGAACATGTGAATGTACTTTCCATGTATCTGGTCAAAAACTTCTTGCTTGAATTTTGTTATAGCTAGATAGTGAACTCCACTCTCTGGTGAGACATGGCTAGTGCCTTCTTCATAGGACTTACTTATGCAATCATTGATGGCTTGCAAGTGATACTGTTCTTTTTCTGTGTGTTCGCGTCTTATTACAGGCCCTACGCCTCGGAAATTTTCGGCCTCATCGTTTATGAAAAAGCGATTTAGCTCATCTATGTTTTTAAGTTGTTTTTCCCCTCTGTTATTTAGTTTACTTGATGTTTTAACTTCAATAGGATAGGGATCATTATGGCCCAGTAGGCATACATCTCCATGTCTTAGCGTATTTGTAAGATCACAAAGCACTGCAGGCACATTATTTTGAGCTGCTGTTTTTAGAAGCATTATTTCCGATTTGATGCCTTCTTTCCCAGAAATGAACCCGGCTGTTTCCTTTACATGATAATGTTCATTGTAAAGAAAGTGTCTTATTGCATATTTGTCACAAAAATGGAATGCAATGCTATCTCCATACATCTTCCATATGTAAATGATATATCTATAGCTCTCCATTTTTTTATCAAACTTATTTATAAGGGTTGTTATTTCTTTTGAACGTTCTCTGCTTGGTCTATCATTTGCTTTTTCAAGACGTAGTTTTTGAATTATTCCTTTTGTGCGAATAATTGCTTTTTCTGCCTCTTTAATCTTTTTCAAAAGCAATAATTGGAAGTCTACGATTGCTCCTATCGACAAATTTTTTTGCGTCTTAATAATGTGAAGCATTATCGTTAATTGTTCAAGGCTCTTCTTGTATCTGGCAACCATAGATTGGCCCCCTCCCAAAAAAACACATGTAAAACATGTCTTGAACTTACCACAAATTCCAGCAGTCTTGCTACAGCCTTTCATAGTTCCACAATAGGCGGCGAAATCTCGCAGCCATCCAAAGTTCTGCTCGTCTATAAAGTAATTTTGATACTTTTTATCGAGACCGAAAGATTGCGTGATCTGCTCCCTGTTTGCTAACAAACAATGCAGTTAGCAATTTCCGCTTCTCGCTCTTAGCGGACCTTGGCTGACATTAATATTTGCATCACCATCAAATATAAAAAAAACCGGCCTAAGCCGGTTTACGTGGAATGATGTTATGAGATGCTACATGTGGGCAACCAATCCGCCTCGCTGTCCTCATGTAACATGAGATTGGTCTGTATACCGTTATTCGTCCTGCGCTTAAGCAACACGCGCTCATACTCCTTCAGCGTCTGCGGTACAGCCTGCCCGAAAGCCGTCAGGCTTAGTGGATGCTGATGCCCCCGCGATTCCATAAATGACAGATACGCATGATAGAGATAGCGCTTCGGATTCAGCGGGCGGATATTGGCGTTACCGATAAACAGCCCGTTTGGCGTGCTCAGCGGCATCAGGTATCCGCAGAAATCAACCAGCGGATCGGCCTGTCGTTTGATATCCAGCGCCTCACCGGATGATTGCTGCGCCTGCAGCAGCTCGCGCGCCTCATCGGGTGACGCGAAGCGCTGCATCAGATGACGAACAATCACGGCCAGCTCGGCGCTGATTTTATCCAGTAACTGCGTGTCACGCTCTTTTACCGGTATCACTTCGGGGAACGTCAGGATAACCCGGCGACGTGACACGCCGCCGCTTCGGTCGCTGAAGCGCATCGGGTTGTTGTTCACCGCCAGAATGACCGCCGGGATGTGCGTTGAATAGGCGTCGCGATATTTTGGATCGATGGCTACCGCGTCGCCGCCGGTTATCGCCTTGATGCCTGCGCCGTCGCCGCTCCATTTCTCCTGGTCAGGAAGGATAATAAGTGAGAAGCCCACCACGCTGGCGCGCTCGCGCGAGGATTCCAGCGTGTCGATGGTGGCGGACGTGGTGTTGTCTTTTCCGGCCAGCAGAGTGGCTATCGAAGCCATGACGCTTTTACCGCTGCCGCCGGGGCCGGTGACTTCGAGAAACATCTGCCAGTCATAGCGATTTGCCAGCACCATAAATAACGCCGCGAGGATGCGCTCCTGCTTGTCGTGATTATGTCCGGCTGCCCGCGTTAACCAGCGCCAGAAAGCCGGGGCGTGGTCTGCGAGGTTCTCACCTGTACGCGGGGCGGTGTAGTCCACGCTGTTGACGGTGCGCAGCCAGTGCTCGCGGCGGTGCGGGCTGAACGTGCCGGAAGCGGTATCAAACACGCCGTTACGGAAGCCAATCAGGCGGCGGGACGGTTCGCCCATCTGCGGTACCATCAGCTTGAGCGTGTCCAGTACGCTGCCGATACCGGCAGCCGAGAACGGTGCGCGCACCTTCTGAAACAGCGCGGCGATTTCCCGGCGCAGCGTCTTCGCCTCCATCACCTGCCATGCGCCGTTCTCATAGCGGCAGATTTCCTCCCCGACCGGCGGCACGGCCAGCGCCTCACCGTAATGGGCGACCAGCAACTCGGCCTTCTGGCTGGCGCTCATGGCCTTCAGGTCGGCCTCGCTGACGGATTCAAACGGGCTGAGCGGCTGCGGCTGCGTGAAGTCGGTGAGCTGCGCCAGCGTGGCGATATCGCCCTGCGCCTGCCACACGTCGTTCCAGTCACCCGTAACCGGCGGCAGGGCGGTTATCCCGCTGCAGGCTTTCGCCGCTTCCTCTGCCTTTAACTGGCCGGTGCCGTTGTCATCACGGTCGGCGGCAATCAGCATCAGCGCGCCGGGGTATGACTCACGCAGCCGCTTTGCCAGTGAGGGCAGGTTGTTGGCGCTCAGCGCCACGTAAACCGGCTGCCCGGTCAGCCGGTGCACGGTCAGGCCGGTAGCGTATCCCTCGGTGAGCCACAGCGTTTTGCCATCCGGCTCGCCTGCCAGCCAGTACGTGCCTTTCACCTGTCCGCCGGGCAGGGTGCGTTTGTCGCCTGCGGCGCTGATTAGCTGCACGTTAATGGCGGTACCGTCTTCGCCGGTCAGCGGGATAAGCACATCCCCGGCGGCAAAGCTGACACCACCACAGCGCAGCGCCTCCCCAAGTGTGAGCGCCTGCGTGCCGTGCAGC